TGTAAGGTATCTTGATTGGATATTTATAGTAGCAGGTAATCATGACATGTGGAGTGGGGACGGAGACCCATTAAAATGGATTTGCAGACCACTTAAAACAACATATAAAGCTCACAATATTAGAGTTAGGTTAAATTTACCTAAACACAAAATTAGAGTTAATTGTTCACACAATTTTAGAGGAAACTCAATTTACAATACAGCACATGGTATCGTAAGACATGCAATCTTTAATGCAAGAGACCATTTATT